TTAGCCCTACAACCCTTTCTGGATATGCTCAATTAAATAGCAGTCCAAGTTTTACTGGGCAAGTTAGCGGCACTGGATTTGCCTCTGGATCTAGTGGTTCAACATATGCCGCTATCGGTGGTGGAGCGGCTTCTATACAGCTATACAATGGTAGCACTGGCATGTACCAAGACGGCAGTAAATTTGGCTTCCAATCTAATGGTTCTGCCATGTTATTTATTAACAATGGAACTGGAACAGTTCAAAACGTTTCAGGTTCTTATACAACAATTTCTGACAATCGTATTAAAGAAAACATTACACCTGCACGTTCCTATTTATCAGATCTGCAAAAACTTAATGTAGTTAATTACAATCTAAAGGGAAGAACAGATAAATATCTTGGATTGGTTGCTCAAGAGGTTCAAGCAGTTATGCCAGGGTTGGTTGATACAGAAGAAAAAAATGATGCATTCCCAGATGTTCCTAATTTGCTAAGCGTTAAATATTCAATTTTGGTCCCAATGCTTTTGCAAGCAGTGCAAGAACTTAACAAAAAAGTAACAGATTTAGAAGCTAAAGTTGGCGCTTAATGAACAAAGTATTAAACGATCTTCTTACTGGTAAAGATGGTAAGACGCATGACATTGGGCGTTGGTCATTGCTTGTCTCGATATTTGGTTTTTTTGGGGCAGTAATTTATAACGCTCTTCACGCAGGGGCGGTTGACTTAGAAAGAATGTATATGGGCGTAGCCGCTATTGTTGGAGCACATGGTATGGCTATTTGGGCTAAACAAAATACAGAACCTGAAGATAACTCAGGACCGGGGGCTTAATGTTTCCTTTACCTATTACCACATATGTCAAAATTGGAATTCTTGTTGTGGCTGTACTCGGGGCTTTTGCTTATGGCTGGCATACTCGGGATGTCGATTTCTCTAATTACAAAACTGAAATTAAAGTCGCAGCAGAAAAACAACAAGCAGAAGTTGAATCAATCAAGAAACAACACGAACTAGCAACCAAAGGAATACAAGATGAATATGATGCGAAACTTAGTCTTTTGCGCCAGTATTATGCTAACGGGGTGCGCAACACAGGTGCCAGTACAATGCCCGGCATTTCCTCAACCTCCAAGCTCTCTGACGCAATCGCCGCCTACAACGTTCTTGCTGGACAATGCGCTCAAACAACCCTCCAAGTAGTTGAATGGCAAAAGTGGTACGACCAAGTTAAAAAGGCTAGCGTTGAATGACGGCAGATCAGCTTAATAAGCTAGGGGTAAACCCTAATACTTGGTATCAGCCATTAACAGATATGTTTAAGCGATACAGCATTAACACAACAAATCGGCAGGCGCAATTTTTAGGACAGGCAATGCATGAGTCGGAAGATTTTAAAGTGCTTGAAGAAGATCTCGATTATTCGCTTATGGGACTTATGCGTATTTGGCCCAGTCGATTCCCTACTGCAGAAGTGGCAGAGCAATACGCAAGACAGCCAGAAAAGATAGCTAATAAAGTTTACGCTGGGAAACTAGGAAATACGGAAGAAGGTGATGGCTGGAAGTATCGTGGTAGGGGTATATTCCAACTTACAGGAAAAGAGAACTATGAGCGTTTTGGCAAGGCTATAGGCGTTCCTGTTGTTGATAATCCTGATATGTTATTGAACCCTCACTATGCTGCCCTATCTGCAGGCTGGTTTTGGAATCGTGCTGGCTTAAACGACTTGGCAGATGCTCAAGATATTGAGACAATAACCAAAAGAATTAATGGGGGCTTTAACGGTCTAGAGGCACGTAAAGCTAAAGTTGCACACGCCAAATTGATATTAGGGTAAACCCGAATGCCATTACAAAAGATACAGTTCCGTCCAGGTATCAATAGAGAAGGCACCAACTATTCAAACGAAGGTGGCTGGTACGATTGCGATAAGATTCGTTTCCGCTCTGGTTATCCCGAAAAGATTGGCGGATGGAATCAAGCTACCCCTGGATATAATTATCAGGGCGTATGTCGTGCAATGGTTAACTGGATTGACTTAAACAATAATAACTTAATTGGTGTTGGTACCCATTTAAAGTATTACATCAATCGCTCAACCTATTACGATATTACCCCTTTAGCCCATACTTCTTCTGGGCTATCTAATCCATTTACAACAACATCTGGGTCTTCAATAATCAATGTTTATGATCCTGGATACTCCGCTACTACAGGTCAGTTTGTTAATTTTACGGGCGCTACTGGATTTAATGGCTTATCGGCTGCTCAATTAAATACTGAATTTACAGTAACCAATGTTATAGATTCTAGCCATTATCAAATTACCTTGCCTGCTGGCGTTATGGCATCCGCTTCTGGAACTGGTGGTGGAACAGTAAAAGCGGCTTATCAAATTCCAGTAGGTCTTCCTGCTTATACTACGGGTAACGGATTTGGAGCTGGTCCATGGAACGGCACAAACGTATCTAGCACGGCTTATACAAACCTAGCGTATACCTCAGGAACAACCCCTTGGGATTTGCTAAACGATACCTCTACCACAATCAATGTGGATAGCACTATAGGATTTCCAAGCACAGGAACCTTAATCATTGATTCTGAATTAATTACTTATTCAGGAACTACGTCTACCAGCTTTACGGGATGTGTTCGTGGCACCCCATATCAGGATCCTAATGGTACCTATGCATCAAGCACAACGGAGACTTCAGTTGGACCAACAGATACCTCTATTCAGCTTGCAAGCGTATCAGGGTTTATTGTTCCATCGTATACCTACGCTACGATTAAAATAGGCTCTGAGTTTATTACCTATACTGGAATAACTACTTCATCCAATACTCTTACAGGATGCACTCGTGGCGCCTTTGGGACTGCTGCTGGAACTTATTCATCCTCTACGGCGGTAAACCAATATAGCCAATCTTATGCCACTTATCACGGCATTCGCCCTACTTCTGGAACACCAGTATACCCAGTGGTATATAGCGTTACAGGCTACCTAGGAGGAACTGGCTGGGGTCAAGCTACACCGGGCGCTGGTACAGGCGTTGGCGAGCAAATGCGGGTATGGACCAACGATAACTATGGTCAAGACCTTCTAATAGCTCCTCGTGGCGGTCCTATTTATTACTGGGCAAACAATACCTCTACGTTTCCAAGAGCCGTCCCATTAAGCACGGATGTTCCAATTGTAGGTACAAATCAGGTTTTGGTATCTGACGTATCTCGTTTTGTGATTGCTATGGGATGTAACTCATATGGTGATGGTACAGAGCAATTCCAACCAATGTTGGTGCGCTGGTCAGACCAAGAGAATCCCAATGTATGGACTCCCGAGATTACCAACCAATCAGGTGAGCAAAGACTAACAAATGGCTCGTATATTATGCAAGCCAAGCGTAACCGTCAAGAAATCTTAATTTGGACTGATTCTGCTATTTATTCCATGCAATATGTTGGCCCTCCCTATGTTTGGGGATTCCAGTTATTGATGGATAACATCTCGATTGTTGGACCAAATGCCGCTATCGTAGTAAATAACGTAGCTTATTGGATGGGTAATGATAAGTTCTACAGCTACTCTGGTGTGGTACAAACCCTTCCTTGTGCAGTGCGTCAATACATTTTTGATGACTTAAACTATGACCAACGCTATCAAGTTGTAGCAGGATCAAACGAGCGCTATAACGAAGTTTGGTGGTTCTATGTATCCAATGCTGAGGTTGCTGCTGCAGCGCAGGCTAGCAGGGTTCCTATGGTTGATAAATATGTCATCTATAATTACTTAGAAAATACTTGGTATTACGGCACAATGGGGCGTAGCTATTGGTTAGATTCTCATACCCAGCCATACCCATTAGCGGCTTATCCAACCAACGGAAATTCTGTTAATACGGGTACATTGCTTTACCATGAAGATGGCTTAGATGACGCCTCTACCAGTACTGCCGTACCGTTTACTTCATACATTCAGTCTTCTGACTTTGATATCGGTGATGGAGATCGTTTTGGATTTGTATGGCGTATCGTTCCAGACGTAAACTTCTCTAGCTCTAATTCAGGCTATCCGACTGTAAACTTCCAGTTCCAGCCTAAGAATTACCCTGGCGCCCCATATACTAAGTCAATTATTGACCCTGTAACCAGTACTCAGCAGTACACTCCAATTATGAACCAGTATACGGTTGAGCAATATACCCAGCAAATTTGGAGCAGAATCCGTGGTCGTCAGATGAATATTACGGTTATCTCTGAAGGTCAGCTAGGGGTAGCGTGGCAGCTTGGATCTCCTCGTATTGATATTAGACCGGATGGGCGTAGATAATGGCTACCATAGCAACTCCAGCAAAGAACTTAGTTCAGTTTGCTACAAAAGCCCCAAACTTACCAACGGCACCATCGGATTATGCACAGTCTTATCAGGAGCAAATTTTAAAGACTTTACGGCTTTATTTTTCTCAAATTGATACTTTTACCCAAGGGATATCTATTGCTTTGTCTGGATCGACTGCAAATCGTCCTACAAAACAGTTATCTATTGGGCTGTTTTATTTTGATACAACCCTTAACATTCCCATATGGTACAACGGAACCAATTGGGTAAATGCTAGCGGAACGACGGTTTAAATGATAATATTGTAAAAATGCGGATATAACGCAAAAA